CTTAGGAGACGAGGAACTAGATTTAACAGAACATACCAAGGTTTGGATTGACGAGGTATATTATGACCCCGACCCTTCCAAATCCAAAATGGCTATACGAATGGCACAAGGCACTGCTCGATTTGCTTCGGGTTTCGGTGGTAAGATAAAGAAAAGTAATATTAAAGTGTCGACCCCTACAGCACAAATTGCTGTGGTTGGAACAGATTTCACTACCACTATTGATGAAATCGGAAGGTCACTTGTTATACTTTTGCCTGATGAATTTGGTAATCCTTCAGGGAAGATTATTGTGAGTAATGCTGGTGGAAGTGTGACACTAGAAGAAGCATACCAAGCAACTATGGTATCTTCTTTTGACGATTCACCTACTAAACCAGTGACAGTGTCAGGAATAGATGCAAGTATGATTGACAATATGTTTATTGTGAATCCACCCGAAGAGGTGCAAGACCAAGTTGAAGAAGAATCCAATGGTGGTGAAAATGATAGCAATAACATTCTAGATGTGGACTTTTTAGAGTTCAATGATTTAGAAGAGGATTACTTTGAAGACGATGAGTTGGAATATACAGAACTCGACAGAGACTTATTAGATGTCGATTTCTTACAAGATTTACTAGATGTAGTTTTAGAGATTGACCGAAAGGTTGGTATCGATGCAGAAAGAAAGGCAGACCCTTTCGGAGTTGCAAGAATAGAAGGAACTGCATTTGGGTTTGACAAAGACACTCAATACAATACAATTGTTGACAAGGGTCTTGGTCAAATTTGGTTCTACAGGGAAGTTCAAGGAGTTATCTCCATTAAAATCCCAATCTATGCACAAGCAACGATTAGAACCACTACAGACGAAAAAGGTTCACTAATTAAAGTGGGTGATGGTTCGTCTATAAATATTACCATTACACAAACAAACTAGGAGAAATATATGAATAGTATGTTAGAAAAACTTCGTAATTGGCATGAATTTCAGTTAGCTGGATTTCAAGACGCTATGAGACTGGACGATTACCACATGTTGTGGTTATCATTTGGAAAGGGAGTATTATTTACTATAGTATTTTTATGGATAATCTAGAATGAAAAAAATTATATTATTAATTTTATTGACACCTCTAACATGGGCTGGGGATAACCACGTCCATGTTGAGCAGGTGGGAAGTGGTGACGTAGACCTTAACATAACACAAGCAGGTTATGACAATGAAATTAAGTTCTCATTTGCACATAGTGGAAACACATTCAATCTATTACAAACAGGAAATGGAAACTCTATTTCTTGGGTCTCTTACTGGGGGCCAGGAAAGTCTTGGGGTGGTGACGTAGACGGAATCAACAATACCGAAAACGTAGAACAGAGTGGTGGTGCAACATATGGTAGACACATATGGGGAGATAGTAATACAGTAGATGTATATCAAAACGGAAGTCATACACATAACATAGACATTCACTCAAATTCAGTAGACCACGAAATACACCAGTCGGGTAGTGGTTCACATTATGCACACACCTACTACTATGGAAGTGCAACAGGTTCAGATAGTAGTATTATGCAGAAGGGTTCAGGAAGTCACAATGCACAAATTACATTACAAGGAAGTTATCCTACAATACTAAATTTATTACAGGATAGTTCTACTAATCAATCTTATTCACTCACCCAAGATTGTGTCACAGTAGGTGGTTGTAGTGTTTCGGTCACTCAACAATAAAGTGTATAGTTGGCGAACAGTCCTCATCACAATCGGTGTATTTGTAGGACTTAAAATTTGGTCTCCTTACTTAGTAGAGAATATTAAGTGGTCTTACTTTGACGTTCTTCATCAGAGTCAGGAGAAAGTTCAGGTAGACGATATCGTCTTAGTAGACATAGACGAGAAGTCACTTGAAGTGTTCGGACAGTATCCGATAAAACGTAGTATCTATAGGGATATCCTACTTGACACTCATTACACTAACACACATGTTTTCACTCAACTCTTTAATCAACCTGATAGAAATCAGGGAGAGGACGAAATCTTTGCAGAAGGATTGGTCAATAGATTAACAATTCTATCAGCTGCACCGACCATACAAAAAGACACTGGTTCTGCACCCTTCGTAGGAAACTCTACCTTTGGTGGTGGAAGTGCAACAGACCACCTATGGAACTTCTCAGGAATTTCAAGTCCTATCAGGATACTTCAGGACAATACTTACGGAGTTGGGGTCACTGTTGCAACACCTAGTGTTAGTGGAACACCAAACTTTGACGGGACAACTAGGTCTATCCCGTTAATCGTGACTGCAAACGAACAAGTATATCCGTCTCTTGCACTAGAAACACTTCGTGCATTTAAAAACGAACCTTCGTATCAAACTAAAATTACAGAAGTTGGAGTAGAGTGGGTAAGAATGGGTAGAGACAAACCTATCACCACCACTCCAACGAGTGACGTTATGGTGTCCTATTGGAACGAATTCCAACGGGTTTCTGCAGTAGACTTACCTAATCTAAATCTTACTAATAAAATTCTGATATGGGGTTTGACTGCAGAGGGATTGAATAATCCAGTTTCAACTCCAGTGGGTATATTGTATCCTCACGAAGTTCAAGCAAACCATATCCAAACCTCTTTGTCAGGAGTTCAAATACAACAATCCTACTATCTTGAACTACTCGAAGTTGTTCTTCTGTTGACAGTTCTCGTATTGATACTTCTGATGGTTTACAAACTGCCCACAGTTCTTTCGGGGGTAATGAGTCTAGGACTTGTTGGACTTCAGGTGGGTGGGAGTTATTATATTTGGACTTCAGAGCTCGTTCTTTTCGATACCTTCTTTTCATCGGTTGCCTCCTTAATTGTTTTTGGTCATGCATCTTTCAATCAATACTATACGACCTACAAACTCAAAGAAGAAATCAAGAAGCAGTTCCAAAAGTATTTATCTCCCGACATGGTTGACCAACTTGCAGAAAACCCCGATTTACTCAAATTAGGTGGAGATAGAAAAGAACTTACATTCATGTTCATGGACATATGTGGATTCACCCCCATAAGCGAACACTACATGAAACAAGACGACCCCGAGGGATTAGTGGAACTCATTAACAAATTCCTTGACATGCAAACAAAGATAATCCTAAATAATAATGGAACTATCGACAAATATATGGGCGACTGTATTATGAGTTTTTGGAATGCACCTTTAGATTGTCCCGACCACGCCGAGATGGCAGTCAAGTCTGCAGAAGAAATACTAATTGCTACCAAGGAACTCAATGAAGAACTCAAACCGCTTAATCTTCCACCCATTAACGTGGGTATTGGGATTAACACTGGTGAGTGCATCGTTGGAAACATGGGGTCAGAACTTAGATTTGACTATTCCGTCATTGGAGATGCCGTCAACCTTGGTGCTAGACTCGAAGGACAAACAAGAAATTATGATGGGGTTGACGTGTTGTTGGGCGAAGCAACATATCTCCAGTGTCCAAACAGAACATTCACTAAAGTTGACTCTATTACAGTTAAAGGAAAATCAGAACCAGTCACAGTTTACACTATCTGAACCACCTAGTAAGTTTGACTGGACTGCATTCTATACTCTTCAACTACTAGATATCTATTCTACATATCGTGGACTTAAATACGATTGTGTTGTAGAAATGAATCCAATCGTAGGAGAGTCTCCTTCAGTCGTTAGAATGTTTGCAGTTAAGACTGCAATTCTAATACCTGCTATTGAGGTGGATAGAAGAAACAACGAAATAACTGCAGATACATTCCACGAAATGAACTTTCTTATGTCCATAGTAGTTGCAAATAACTTTGACCAAGTAAAACAGGCAAAAAAATATTGCAATAAAAGATAAAACCCCCTTGAAATTTTAGAAAAAGTCCTTATAATAGTAGTATGGTGTTATAAATACCATTGTGATGCCCATTAGGGGTCACATAACAATAACTTGCTTAATAAAGGAGAAAACTATGACTATCTATGATGATGTCTTCGGGAAATCATTCCCATTCGCAATCGGGTTCGACAGAACTCTACAACTATTAGAACGTGCTGATACACATTCTAGTTCTAACTATCCACCTTACAATATTGTAAAAATCGATGAGGAAAATTTCCAAATTGAAATGGCAGTGGCTGGGTTCAATAAGAAAGAAATTTCAATCTCAAAAGAGAAAGAAGTTCTTATCGTTATGGGTGAACAGAAAGACCAAGGAAATGCAAGGGAGTTCGTCCATCAAGGACTTTCTTCTAGAAATTTCACTAGAAAGTTTACACTAGCAGACGACATTGTCGTTAAAGGTGCAGACATGAAGGATGGCATTCTAAGTGTATCACTTGAGAGAGTAATACCCGAAGAAGACAAACCTAAAGAAATAAAAATTTCTTAAAACCCCCTTACAGATTCACCTGTTATATAGTATAATGGGTGTATCTTTTTATATTATGGAGAAAAATATGTTAAACGTAGGAGATAAGATTCCACAAGTTATTCTACCCGTTAGAGTAGGAGACACTTTTGAACACTTAGATACATGGGAACAATTTGAAGGTAAGAGGGTAATTATATTTGCACTGCCTGGTGCATTTACACCAACTTGTTCAACATATCAGTTGCCTGGCTTTGACGAGAAATTCAGTGAGTTCAATGAAAAAGGAATAGATTCAATTTACTGTTTATCAGTAAACGATTCCTTTGTTATGAATGCATGGTTCGAGTCACAAGAAGTTATTGATGTATTCCCACTTCCCGATGGAAACGGAGAGTTTACAGAAGGTATGGGTGCAAGTGTGCAAAAAGCAAACTTAGGATTTGGTATTAGGTCTTGGAGATATGCAATTGTTGTAAATGACAATGTCATTGAACATATATTTGCAGAAGAAGGATTCGATGACAATATCGATTCAGACCCTTATGAAGTATCTACACCCGAAAATGTCCTTGCAAACATCTAAACTTTATCAAGTCTTAAAAGATAATGCAAACGAAAAGAGATTGCCTATTATTGATGGTAGTCTCTTTGATGCATTAACTGAAGAACATGGGAGAGAATACTTCCGTGAGGTTCTTGCAGAATACATAGAAACTGAAAGACCCGAGTTTCCTCTAAAACAAATCTCTCATGAAGATATGAGAAACACCTTTATTAAACTTTTAGAGTATCCTGTTTGGAAGTTTATATACCCACACGAAAATTTAGAACAGGAAGTCGTAGAGAAATATGACGACTACAAATACCCTTATTCAGAATGGGGACATGGAATGGTCAATGCACCTTCCACATTTAATGATGCAAGTGATTACTTTATGCAAGATTTAAGATTGTCTTGTGATTCATATGGACATAGAGCTCCATTGAATGCATTTAGAGAATCGACTGCAAAAGAATTGAAATCACCCCTCGGTGCAATATGGAGAGGTGTTAATGATATCACAAAAGAAGTATCAAAAGACGTAGACGGAAACGAGGTTATAAAACTTGTTGGTGGTTCATTGAGAGAAGACACTTACAGAATGGCATTCAGACTTGGTGCCTATATTGCAACACAATTTAAACCAGTGGTTGCAAAGTGTTTTTATGAAATGACTGATGCAAGAACTGTATTGGATACAAGTTGTGGTTGGGGAGATAGACTATGTGGATTCTTTGCAAGTAAAGGAACTACAGTGTATATTGGTTGTGACCCAAACCCAAACACATTTGAAAGATATAAGAAACAATGTATAGAATATGAAAAGATTCTTACAGGTCATGCACCAAAGATTACAGAAACCAAAGACAAGTTTATGTCAGTTGGTGAAAAGAGAGTTGTAATCTATAGAAGTGGTGCAGAGGATATTCCTTATGAAGAGTTTCCACCAATAGATTGTGCATTCACTTCACCACCATATTTCTCAACAGAGACATACAACAAAGGTGGAGAACACGAAGAAGACCAATCATGGAGTAAGTTCTCAGAATATGAATCATGGAGAGACGACTTTTTTATTCCAGTTTCTAAAAAATCATTTGAAGTGTTATCAGATAACGGACACTTATTGATTAACATTATGAATCCAAAAATAAAAGGTAAAATGTTTCCCTCATGTGACGAAGTAGTAGACGAATTAAGAGAACACTTCAAAGGTCAGATAGGAATGAGAATCATGCAAAGGCCTCAATCTTCTACTGCATTCTTAGAGAAGTGGTCAGACGTGAAAGGTGATAGTGACGACAACCAAGTATCAGATAAAGAAGGAATTGATAGAACTGCAATGCAAGACTTTATGAAAAAACTATACATGGAAAATGTATGGTGGTTTGCAAAAGAAGATAAAGATTTATTCCTACCCAACAAACACAATTCATTGGAGAGTTTCTTTGGGTAATACACCACTATTTGACGAGGGTGTTTATTGTGTTGTTGACAATAACAAATTAAACATGTCAGGCATTCAACTTACTAAAGGAATGTGGGAAGGACTCATATACACATATGGTAAAGTAGAGTTTGTAGAAGGTAAGAAACACTTAAACTTTCAAAGGAATCTTATCAAAGTTCCCGACAATCATGACTTTGAAGAACTCCTAAATAATACCGAACTTAATAACCTTATGGGTGACATATTGGTTGAATTAATAGAAGAACAAGCGAGGAAAGAGAATGAACAAAGAGATATTGAAAGAACAGATTAAAAGACATGAGGGAGAAGTCCTCGAAATTTATGAAGACTCATTAGGATACTTAACTTTTGGAGTTGGTCACTTGATTAAAGATAGTGATGATGAATATGGATTACCAGTTGGAACACCAGTCTCACAAGAAAGAGTAGATGATGTTTATGAATATGATTTTGATAAACACGTAGAAGAAACCATTCATGTATTTGAATCAAAAGGTGGAGAAGATTTCTATGCACTACCCGAAGACATTCAACACGTTTTAGTCAACATGACATTCAACTTAGGTGGAACAAGATTCAGTAAGTTTAATAACATGTGGAAAGGTGTTGTTGCTTGTGACTGGGAAAAGGTTGCAGTTGAAATGGAAGATTCTAAATGGTTCGGACAGGTCGGAAGACGAAGTGTTGAATTACAGGAGATGGTAAGAAGTGTCTAAAGTAAAATGTATAAGACTGGATACTGGAGAAGTTCTAATTGGATTCGTTGAGAGAACTATATTAGGAAATTACAAAATCATAGATGCACAAATTTGTCTAACAAATACAGAAGACGGAAAGTATGAAGTTAATCTTGCACCATGGATTCCTTTTGCAAAAGAATACACGTTCACATTAAACAGTGATTTAGTTCAAACAGTTTTTGAACCAAGACCACAACTTGAAACCAACTTTAAAGTTGCAACAGGTAATAAAGTAAGAGGTAAATAATGGGAAGAGAAACACTATTAAAAGCACTAATGAGTCAGTATCAAGGTGAAATGGATATTGCAATGGCAAACATTGAAGTATACAAAAACAACCCAGCTGGTATTGGTGAACACCCCGACATTGCACAAGCACTCGATACTCAAATTGAGAAACTTGCAAATGCAAAAGAAAAATATGATGTCACTTACGACATTTTACACGGAAAA